ATTCGAGTATAAAAGATTTAACCTGGACAGGACAATACTGGCGGCTCACGGTGTAAATATATCTGAAGATTATCATGTTGATTTCACAGAACCGGAGACAGTACACGATCCGGCAGAGTGGCGGAACCAGATGGATTGGGAACTTGCAAATGGACTAACTACAAAGCGCAGGGTCCTTCAAGAAATGAATCCAGACATGACCAATGATGAAGTGAACGAATTATTAGGTGAGGTTGCTGAAGAACAACCAGAGGTAAAGAACGAACAACCAGAAAGACCTAAAACGATTTTGGATTTACTAAATGCCTAATTATATCGATAAATATTTCGATAATGTGGAAGCCGTTCAAACTGAGATATTGTCACGCTTAAAACGATTAATCCCAAAGCTTCAAAAATTAAACACATCAGAGTTAATTGAAGTGGCAAGGTCTATTGATTTCTTACAGGAAATGAACAAGAATGGTTTGGGGGATGCTCTCGATAATCTTTATAATAGTTTTAATGGAGAGGTTTCTGCCACATTGAAAAAGGCATCTACTCTGGGTGTTAAACAAATAACAACAACGAATATTCAAGCTATTGAAGCAATGCGTTTATTGGAGGTGGATTCTTTACTAAAAGGATATGAACAATACGCTTCTGATCTAAAACGAGAACTTATAAGGGGAATCATAACCGGAGAAGAAGGCTCTTCGTTAGCAGCCAGATTGACAAACGATTTTGGTGCGGAAAAGATGCTAACGGGGCCACAAAAAAGAGTTGTTGTGAACGATGCTTTTTCAAGGCTCTCCAATGCTACAACAAAAGAGGTTTTCGCAGATACACCAGAGCAGAAATTCGCATATATTGGACCAAATGACGATGTAACAAGAATTGAGTGTTCAGATGTTTTAAGTGATTCAAGAAATAGCAAGGGATTTACAACCTCAGAAATTGATGGGCTTCCAGTTGACTTTGCATCAAGAGGTGGGTGGAATTGCCGACACGATTGGGTCCCAGTATGAGAGCATCGGAAATACCAAAAATGGATGTGAGTTTGTGGAAGAAAATCGGCGAGTTCGCAAAGGGGAGAATCATAGCAGATGCCGATAAGGGTATTTTCCAAAATGACAAAAGGAATATATCGTATTCTAATAGTGGAGCAAATGTTGGATGGAGAACAATCGGATCAGGGAACAACACAAAAAGGGTCTATATAGATAGTTATATCAACTATAAAAAGAGGGGAATGACTATCCCCGGGTATGGGAAGATTTCTAAATATAAGGGGGTTAGTGTTGATAGGGGGAAGTCTGGTAAGGTAAATGCAAGGCTTACTGGCGAAACATTAAGAAGGATAACAACAAAGGCCACAAAAAATTATGCAGAATTAAACTTTGCGAGAGGAGCAGTTGTAGAAGGGTTGAAGAAAAATAAAAACGCTGATTTAGCAGACATAAGAGCGAAAAACCTTTCATCTGTTTCAGAAAAAATTTCAAAACACTTGGAAACAAGGATTAAGAAATTCGCGGCAAAAGACACCGTGATTAAGATAGGATAACTCAAACGAGAAAACAGAAAGGCAGATTATGTCCGAAGAACAGACTCAAGTAACTGAGCAAGAAGTGGTTACAAACCAAGAATCAACCTCCACACCTGACGTAGGAGAATTGATAGCTGAAAGCAAAAAGTATAGAAGTCGGGCCCAGAAAGCAGAAGCCAAACTTGTGGGAATGGAACAATCCATAGAAACTGACCGGCAAAAGCGATTAGAGGAGCAAGATCAATGGAAAGTCATTGCTGAAGAACAGAAAATGAAAATTGAAAAGCTTACTCCTATTGTTGAAAAATATGAAGCGGATGATAAAAGATTCCGTGAAGAATTGCTTTCTGGATTTTCTGAAGAAGATCAGGAAACATTTAAGGGGCTGCCCACAAAAGAATTAAGAGCAGTCCATAATAAATTTGTTAAACAAAACGTCAAGGTCGTGGATACAGCTCGACCTGGATCGGCTAAAATGGATGCTAAAGGCATTAAAGAAGTTGATCCAAAGGATAGAAATAAGAGCTGGGGGTCCATCCTTGACTCATATAGGAACTAAAAACTATGGCTAATGTAGATGTAAGCGCAGCCGCAAATTTCATACCAGAATTGTGGTCTGACGCTATTTTAGATTATGCTGAACGCAAGTTTAGCATTAAAGACAAGGTTACTGATATGTCCTCACTACTTTCTGATGGTGGAGATCAACTTCATATACCTCGTGTAACAGAAGAATCTGCCGCTGCTAAATCAGCAGACACAGCAGTAACTTACTCCGCAAACACAGATGGAAAAACAGACCTTTCTGTTGACCAACATTTCTACGAAGCAAAACGCATCGAAGATATTGTTAAGGTCCAGGAATCCTCTGATCTTTTCAATATGTACGCAAAGTCAATGGGCTATGCTTTGGCAAAGAAAGTTGAAAACTATCTCGCAGTAGATATAATTCAATCCGCGACTGCCAATGATGTATCTCTTGCAACTGATAATACTATCACCGCTGCTGAACTTCGCTCAGGGACTCAGAAATTAATGGATGCTGGTGTGGATTACACTAATGGCGATTCATTCTTATACTGTTCTCCTGCTGCATACAACTCACTATTAGGTTTGAGTGAGTTCGTTCATTTCGATAAACGTGGTGATAGTGCTGGACAAGTATCTGGCAAACTCGGTTCTGTTTATGGAATGCCGGTTGAGTTCTCAGTTGATTGGGATGATGATGGTGGAACTGGTGATGAAACCGCTTCTATCTTCACTCGTGATTCGATTGTGTTCGCAATGCAGATCGCTCCTCGTGTACAAAGTTCATACGACATAGATCATCTTGCGACTTCCGTAGTTGCTGATGTCTTATTCGGTGCTTCTTTAGTGCAGGGCGCAGCTGATGCTGCTGGTCAGATTGTTAATTTTAACAATCCGTAAACGATAATGATTTGGGGGGTGGTTGATCCCACCTCCCACTTCTTAAAAGGAAAAATATGGCAAATTATAACAGTTCATATACCGGAGCGCAGATTGATTCAGCAGTTGGTCGGGCTAATTCCACCGATGTAACTGCCGGAACTGTGGCGGCATCGAAGGCAGTAGTCGTTGACAGCAATAAAGACGTTACGGGATTTAGAAATATAACAGGCACAGGCACGGCCACATTCGCTAATTTTATCGGAACTGGTGATATAGATATTGGTGATGCTTCTGGCGATACAGTTACAATAACGGCAAGTGTTGATTCTAACATAGTGCCGTCAGCCGATGACACTTACGACCTGGGCGGATCGTCGGCACAATGGAAAGATTTATACGTTGATGGAACGGCTTATATAGATGCAATAGATTTTAACGGCACGGCTATTACTTCCACAGGTGCAGAACTTAACCTCATTGATGGCGGTACAGCCAGAGGAACAACTGCCGTAGCAACTGGCGATGGTATCTTAATTAACGATGCCGGTACAATGCGAATGACTAATGTGGATACTGTGTCTACATACTTCGCAAGCCATAATGTTGGCGGTGGGAATATCGTTACAACTGGAGCATTAGACTCAGGTTCAATTACTTCGGGATTTGGCAATATCGACATTGGAAGCAGTACATTTGACACAACTGGTGCAGTTGCTACTGGGGCATTAACAGTCGGTGGAAATATAGATTTTAATAGTGGCACTATAGATTTATCTACTCAAACAGTAGATGTTACATTAAATGCAGCAGTAGATGCTCTTAATTTTGATTCAAACACACTTTCAATAGATGCTTCAAATAATCGAGTCGGGATTGGTACTGCGAGTCCTTCAGTACCTTTGGATGTCGTTGGTACTCTTAAAGTAGGGGCGGCAAGTGGTGGTCGTTACTTTAATCTCATCAACGATAGTGCAAACTCTTACTTAGATGTTTCGCATGGCTTAGTCGTTAGGACAAATGGTGCGTCGTCACTTGTTTCATCGATGTTTATTAGTACAGCAGGAAACGTCGGAATTGGGACTGCGGCTCCTTTAGCTAAATTTGAAATTCAGAAGGCTGGTGTGGATACAAATGCAGAGACAGATGCATTTTTAAATTTACATGATTCATCGGTTTATAATTGGGGTTTGCGTTTAGATACTGGTTCTACTTTGCATTTTGATACAGAATATAGTTCAACAGATGTAACGCGTGTCACATTTCAAAGAGACGGCAATGTCGGCATTGGGACTGCGGCTCCGGGAGAAAAATTGGAAGTCGCTGGAACAATATGGATAAATCCATCAGGACAGGCAGATTTATATGTTGATGGACATACTTCATCTGATGCAACGGTTAGGTTGATGGAAGGTGGATCTTCAGAATTTACTATAATGCACGATTCTAATGTAAGCAGATTTCAAATTAGGGATGGTAATCCAAGTGGTACTGAAGTTTTTTCCATTGAAGATGGTGCAAGTGCTAATTCTTTATATATCAACTCATCAGGAAATGTCGGAATTGGGACATTGGCACCCGGTCAACTCCTTGATGTTAATTCAGGTGGTGGTAATATGATTGCAGACGGATACGATACTCACTCACTTGCCGTCTATAAAGAAAACATTGAAGATGCCTCTGGTTATCTTGACAAGGTATTAGCCTGTCCTGCTCAAAAGTGGAATCGCAAACCATTCGTTTCCGCAGATGAAATCAAAGAAGCTGTATTGGAAGAATTTGGCGAAGATGTATTGATTGAAGAAGCGGTTGAAGCTCAAGATGCTGTATATGAAACAGTAGTGGTTCAGGAAGCTGTTGAAGAAGTCTTATGGTCTGAAGATGATGATTTACCTGAAGATGTCGAAATTGGTGATGTGAAAACAGAAGCACAGGAAGAAGAAACTGAAGAACAGTTGGTATCTGAAGCGATTGAATCAAAAGATGCGGTTTATGAAAGACAGTATTCAGTCTGGGACGAGCTTTTTCCTGAAGATAATTCCCACAGACAAAAGGCGTTATACAATATGCCTGATGGTGATTTGAAAACTTGGATTGATGATTGGTGTGAAGCCAAGCGTGTAGAGATGCGACCTGAAGACAAGTGGCAGAAGAAACGATTAGGATTAGTTGCCGATGCTGAACTGACGGCTGAACATCTACCTGAAGTTGTTTCTATTAACGATGATGGCGAACCGACTGGTATTGATACGATGACCTACATCGGTATTCTGCATAACGCAATCCAAGAACTTTCCGCTAAAGTGGAAGCATTAGAAAACGCATAATGAATAACCTACAATCCTACAATACTACACAGAGTAAAATACTACTCGCATGAGTAAAATACTACGCAGATGCTAAAAGCAATAGGATACTTCGCCATAGGTCTATTCGCAGGGCTAACAGTCGCTGAATTGATGAAGGATGCAAAGCCTATAGAAAAGATAACTATCTATGATGGGTATATAGTGCGGTACGATTATCCTCACTATTACAGATATAGAAATGATAGCAGAATGATATATGGTTACAGACCTTTAGAAGTTCGTCAATATACGCCAGTTAAAGGTAGTGGTGGCGGTGAAGAGGTTAGTGGTACTACCCAGACGGGAACTGTGAGAAAAGATATATCTGATAGAAAGAAAACTTGGGGGAATAAGTATTGATGTTAGAATTTGCAATCATCCTTTTTTGGACTGGCCTTTTGATAGGGCCGATTGCATTAATCGCTAATTATTATGATAACCGTAAACAACAGGAGTTAAAATGGCTAAAAAAGAAAAAGAACAAGTCATCACAGTTGATGAAAAAGAATATAAAGTGGCAGACTTAACAGAAGAACAAATTGCTATGGTAAACCATATCGGTGATTTGACCCGGAAAATTGAAACAAGTACGTTCAATCTTCAGCAGTTGAACTTTGGCAAAAGCGCATTCGTTGATGCTTTAAAAGTCAGCTTGGGAGAATAACATACTACGCAAATGAGAACTAAATGAATTATGAAATGCTAACTGAACTGAGTGCAACGGCATTAGTCTTTGTACTGCTCTATATGTTGTTCAAATATCTCACGAAAGATTTAAGTGGAGAACTGAAGACTCAGTATGACATTATTGTCAAATTGATAGACAAGGTGAATGAATTAAAAAGCACAATAGACTCGAAATGGAAGACATGAACAGAGCGCAAGTAGACGATTGGAGAAATGGCGTGGAATCACGATTGGAAGAACTGACGGTTATGAATGCTAAACAAAATTCAGATATTCACTATATCAAAGACTCAGTTGATGAGATAAAGAATTTAGTGAAAGAACAAAATGGGCGAGTTAGAGTAAATGAATCAGCTATTGCAAGGATACAGGGAGTGGGTGGAATGATTGCCATTGTGTTCTCTGGATTTATTGGATGGCTATTTAAGTTGAGAGGTTGACATGAACGATTGGTTTAACTGGACAAATTTCTTTTACCTGGCGGGATTAATCTTGGCCGGGGGTGCGACGTTTGTGGGTATGAAATACAAGAAATTAGTCAATGAAATGAAAGAGGTTTTCAAGGTACTTCAAGAAGCGTATGAAGATGGAAAATTGGATAAAGACGAGCAGAAGAAGATCATGAAAGAAATCCTCGATGTGTTCGCTGCTCTATTAAAGATTGCATGGAAATAAATGCCGAAGTTCGGACAAAGATCAATGCGTCGGTTAAAGGGCGTGGATGCAAGGTTAGTCTCGGTTCTCAAGGGAGTGGTGAAGGATTACGATATAACCATTTTAGAGGGGATGCGGACCAAAGACCGCCAGAAGGAACTCATGGCCAAAGGAGCATCCAAAACCATGAAGTCGAAGCATATAGAGGGCAAGGCAGTTGATTGCGCCCCCTATCCACTACCAAATTGGGAAGATGTGAATGAATTTATCTTTATGGCAGGGCGAATTTGTCAGGAAGCTGACCGGTTGGGTGTGCCGATACGATGGGGTGGTGATTGGGATCGGGATGATCGAACCTCGGATAATAAATTTAATGATTACGTCCATTTTGAGGTATATGATAAATGAATCTCGGTGAATCAATACAAAAGATTAAAGACAAGGCTGAATATATTGATCTCGTGGTTTTGTACGAGAATCCCGAAACCTATTATAATGAGATTGTTGAAATCATCCACATCATCAAGAACATGGATGAACCAACACGAATTAATTTTCAAGATTTAAAAAATAAGGCACATCAAGCATGAGTAGCTACGACACCTATTATAACAATTTAACAACCGATTTGGATAACATTGTTGATCTGCAAGGATACGACAGCAAGAAACTTATTACTAACTGGCAAACGCATTCGTCCAATCTATATCGAGCCGAAAGCGGCTATGTCTCAATGCTTTTTAAAGAAGGCAAAGAACTGGGTGCGGCTCAATCTGGGACGGGAGACTTAAATGTCAATGATGAATGGACATTTGTGTCGGCAGATAATTTAGTTTACTATTACAATGATACCACTTCACCTAACGATATGATGATGGAAGCGGGTGAAGATTTTGTGGATCTAAAAACAAGAGTCGCCCAGGAACAGGCTGAACGAATTAGAAGTTACGTTGGAAGGCCGATTCTACCACGTAAAGGCGTGGGGACTGACTCCGCATCTTCAAGAAACTGGGATTGGTTAATTATAAATGCTAACGCCACGCTGACTTGTGCGGCATTGGTTAAGGTTAAGGATGCAGAGTTCGGAGCAGAACTTGAGAAAAGAATTATAGATCCAGAAACAGGATTGGGAACTCTTGACCTATTGAAAGCCGGTCAATATCACCTATGGAATGAGTCAGAATTTCAAAGGATACAAGTGCGGGATGTTTCTTTGAATGGTTCAACAACCTCGGCAATAGTGGATGTAAAGGGAAGCCCAACGGTTGAATGGGATATACTTAAAGTCCAGATACAAACAGGCGGGACACTTTCAAGCGGTTCGGCTTCATCTGTTACTTTTTCAACGTGGGGAAAAAACGATACAGGAATTAAAATAGCACAGATAGCTAACGCAGACACGGTCACAGGCGGATGGAATTATATTGGACACGGGTGTTACGTGAGATGGTCCGCCGGAGTGCTGACGGCTTCAGATGAGTGGGAAATTGAGGTAAATGGCATGGCAGCAGAGAATGCCGTTATTAAAACGTCCAAATTGGTACGATAAATGGCTTATTCTACGAAAATCAAGAACACCTTCGACCAGATAAAAAGTGTCCTTACAGACCTACCTGGTGGCGTATTCATGTCACAAGACGATTTTACAGGAAATGAAGGAATCGTGGTTGAATTAGAATCATCATCATTGATTTCGTCTATGTCTGGTGCAAATACAAGGTCGTATGCGTTTGGGCTGACTCAATATTTCAAAGCCAACGGGACGAAAGAGCAAATAACAGAAGCATTGTCAAGGCGGATGGACAAGTTAGAATACACTTTGACTCAAGCACAAAGCCGTACCGTAAGCGGCACATACTATTGGCACGATGGCCAAGTTGCAGACTCATCTATTGAAGAAACCGATGATGGGGAACTTGTTGGCAATTTAACATACGAACTATCTATAACGGAGATCGCATGAAATTAAAAAAAGGCGAATTTTTAGGATTTGAAAATAACTGTCACGGATTAAAACGGTGGCAAATTGAACAACTGAATGAAGGAATGGATGTCAAACTGGAAACCGTTCCCGAAAGCATAAAAGATAAATTCCAGAATAAATCAAACAAAGGGAGTAAGAAGTAATGGCAGCAAGCACAAATATATACTCGGCGAAAGACTACCGGGTTGCCATCGCCGAAGAAGTAGCTATGGGGACGCCGATAACATCGCAAGGTTCTTTCAAGGAACTTCAGATAACTGAAGCACCGCAGCTTGATTGGGGCGGCGTAATAAGGGAAAGCGTAAAGCGTTCCAACAGTAAAAGAGTTAAGGACTATCGTGATGTGTATGTTGCGACTGCCGGGGGTAGCTATACAGTTACCGTGACCGGGGTATTAACAGATATAACGGTGGATCTATTAGCGTATGGCGTAATGCAAGACCTCGTAAGTGAAGGCGCGAGTGGAACTTATGCAAAGGTATTTGAATGGGACGGAGATACAACGCAACCAGATTTCGGTGGTGATGCAGGTAAATATTTCACATTATTGTTGGCAAGTCCGGCAACTGGTGAGAGCATTGCATTAACCAGTTGCGTGATTCAAAGTCTCTCAATTAATGGTGATCCGAGCGCAAACGGCGGACGGCTTGGCTTTTCAGCTACGTTCTATTCGGGATACGCTCCAACCTACAATTCAACTGCAACCACTTCATCATGGGTTTCTTCTGGAACAGATTATTATGTTTTCCAGAATGCAACGTCAAAGACTGTAAACAGTCAAGATGTAGTTGTGGGTAGTTTTTCATTAAACTGGGAAAACGGTGTGGCAAGAGTTGGATACGACTCAAGTGGTAATCCAGAAACATACGCAATGGGATTAGGTGACGGATATGCTTTCACCGGTGAGATTTCAGCTAAATACGATGCCTACACAAAGGATTTAGTTGATGTCTGGCTAACGAACCCAACTGCCGGTTCTGCGGAACATAATGTCGTATTAGCCTGGGGAACTGCAACAAGCGATGGATACTTGAAATTTGATTGCAATGCAATCTATACAGGGAACGCTTTAGACTTCGGAAACGAAGCCGGTGTTTTTGTATCCCTACCGTTTGAAGGTGTAGATGATGGCTCAAACGAAGCGATTGAAGTAACGATTGAAAATACAACGGATAGAAGTTGGTAATAAAAACCAAAGATGCTGAATACGATTGCCGGGATATTACTTGGAAACAGTCCCGGCGGTTGCACCATTTACATACGCAAGCCTATTTAGGTTCGATGATTAGTGGTGGAACGATTGACGAGGTTTCTATTGACTTCGACAAGTTCTATGAAGCGATGGAGTTTGCATTAGAAGTTGCCTTTGATAATCCAGAAAATGAATTGGAAGGCAAGAATCATGCAGAGATTGATGAGGTCGGACAAGCTGTGATGACTCAATATCTCAATCCTGTAAAAAAAAATGGAAACTCGGTCTAAATGTCTGGATCAGTTACAACGGTCTAAAGGAAAGTCCGTTTGAATTTCCATACGAAGCTGACAACCCGGTATCTGGTAAACGTCAGAAATTCGATGGAAGAAAAGATGTGGAAGGTGTTATTGAAGAAATTCTCATTGAAGGATCAAAGGTAAGCGATGGCCAGAACCTATATTTTCTTACTCCCTTATTTTGTGACCAACGCTTATTCCTGGACTCGGAAAGCCAGAATATGATTCGAGAGTACAATTACTGTAAGACATTCAATACACCTCCGGCATCCACTTTAGATGAAACGCCAACAAGAATATTGGAAGCGTTTGAAATCATTGAATCAGAAATAAACAACTGTATGAAAGTAAAGAATGGCAACTAAAGACGTAAAAATTAGAATCTCCGAAAAGGGTGCAGCCAAAACATCCAGAGGATTAAAAAAAGTTGATAAAAGCCTTGTGTCTATGGGTAAGGCTGCCGGCGTTGCTGCCGTTGCTTTTTTTGGAGTGGGGAAATTAATTCAAGGGTTTAAATCCGCAATAGATGCAGCCGGAAAACAAGAACTCGCTGAAAAGAAACTCGCAACCGCGTTAGGTAAAACTTCTGATGCTTTATTAAATCAGGCTAAAGCATTGCAGCAAGTCACTATGTTTGGTGACGAAGATATTATAATGATGCAATCTATGTTAGCTGCTTTCACCAACAACGAAGGAGAGATTGAAAAGCTGACTGTTGCCACACTCGATCTTGCTTCTGGTATGGGGATTGACTTAAAAAGTGCCGGTGACTTACTTGCCAAAACAATCGGATCATCAACAAATGCTTTGAGTAGATATGGTATTGAAGTGAATGGAGCCGTTGGTTCAACTGAAAGACTTGAATCATTAACAGGGAATATAGCGAATCTATTTGGTGGTCAAGCATCCGCACAAGCTAAAACAATGACCGGTTCTATCGAACAAATGAAGAACGCCATCGGTGATGCTGCTGAAGCGTTTGGAGATGTATTAGCCCCAGTTGTTATAGGTGTCTCAAAAACAATTAAATTCTTGGCAGAAGGGATTGGGGGCTTGATTGGTAGTTTGACCGGCTTTTTCGATGAAGCGGAACAGGCAGCAAAGAAAGCTGTTCTTATAAAGCAATTCAAAGATGATAAAGTAGCGGTTGAAGAATTTAAGAAATCAATGGACGGGCTTACAAAAGAAAGTCTTGTTGAACTTGCCGGCTCATTAATTTCTAACACATCGAGCCTTCGGATGTGGAATGATGAAATGGAAACATCTTATCAGAAGGGGCTTTTGATAACGTCAGAACTTGAAGAAAGGAAAAGATTGTTAGATGAAATTGGTGAATCAACTTCTAATTTAGCGTTTCGTGAACACGAATATTCAAGCGCAGTTAGGGAAACTGTCCCAAGTCTTTCTGAATATGTTGAGACACAAAGAGAACAACTTGCTGCGCAAGAGCAACAAAAATTTTACAACGAAATGTTGATTGAAAGGTATCCAGAACTTGCCGAGGGATTGGGATTGGTTGAAAGCCAAACTGAGAGAAGTGCGAGGGCTTTTGAACAGGGAAGGAAAGCCGTTGGATTATTGTCTAAGTCCTTTTACGATTTAGAACAGGCGGGAATAGAGACAGGGAAAGCAACAAAAAGAGCCGCACAGCTTCAGGCAATCGTAGATACCTATGCCGCCGCAAATGCCGCTTACAAAGCGATGGCCGGCATCCCGGTAGTTGGCCCCGGTCTTGGGATTGCCGCCGCTGCCGCCGCAATAACTTCTGGACTCGCCAATGTAGCATCCATCGAGAAAGCAGCCACCGGGGCTGATTTTATGACGAATGGGCCACAATTATTGATGGTCGGTGATAACCCCGGCGGAAAAGAACACGTACAAGTCACTCCTCTTGGATCTCCTAACGTGAACGGGCCACAGGGCGGAATCAATATCAATTTTAGCGGACCGATTACAAACGATGATTATGTGAGGGATTTTATTATTCCAGAAATAACAAAAGCGACAAGGCTGAATCTTGCATGAGCCTAACACTACCGACTAATTATTCTAATGCGTTGGCAAACCAATTCCGTGAAAACTTGCTCGTCCGTTTATATTACGATGATTCCAATTACACAGCAATCGCATTATACGATCACACCGTTTCCTCGGTTGCTCATACCGGGTGCATTCTAAATAATCCATCATTCCGGGAGAATATTAAATTAGAAAAAGGGACGGCATCAAGTTCCAATATATCTCTAGACTGTGCTGATGCAACTTTTGGATCAGACAAACTTTCCGCGTTATTAATTAACGGTTCGAATACATACCTTACACGTAAGGTTGAAATCTATTCTATACTAAATGACTCAAGTAATATTGCTGATGCTGTTAAGATATACACCGGAAGACTGCAATCTGTCACAATGGACGATGCCAGAGTTAAATTAAATATAGTTGCACGACTCCCCTGGGATATGGTTGAACTCCCAAACACTAAATCCGACACAAATATATATGCCCCTATTGTTTATGGTGATTATACTGGTCACGGTCAAACTGATTTTATGACCGGCAAATCCTTATATCCTGCGCCAAAAACAAGTTCTTCCAATGGCAATGTATATTATCTTGCCGGGAAAAGCGAAACTACAGGCGTTGTAAATTTTTATGACAACAGAGCAGATATGTTTGTCTATCTGGAAAAAGATCAAACCGCAACGGCAACACGAGATAGCAAAGATGCTTTCGTGGTTAAAAACATATTCAATCGTACTTATAAATTCAGACCATTAGCAACTGCATCTGGAACTGGATTTACAAATCCGGGGAATGCCATTAACACAAGTGATGCTGACTATGCCAACCAAAACCATACGTCCTCTACAAATACATCATTAAGTTTAGAACTGCCAAGTATATCTGGCAAACTTGTGTCCGCATACTTATATATTAAAGCAGATATAATTTTAAATTCATTCACAGATACAACCGAGATTAAACTTACTGAAAGTTCTTTCGGTTCTGATACCACATTGATATCAAGAAGCAATGTTGATGACACAGGAACAACAAGTTTAACAACCGGGACTTCAACAAATATTCTATCTGCAATTCAAAGCAATGGCAATCAACTCCCAGACAGTTTAATCCTTAAATTTACAAGTGCAACTTTAAATGCGGTTAATTCTGATTGCAAGATATATGACGCTTTCCTTGTTATAACCACATCAATAGATTCTACAAATGAGCCGGAAGCAGCTGCAAAAGCAGAGTCAGATGTTAAGTTTGTTTATTCTGGGAATGATGGGCTTCCATCAAACAGTTCGTGGAGTGGCGATTCAAATGCGCTAACAAAAGTACACGAGTTCCACCGGGATTGTTTACATCGTTATTTAGGGATAACGGATACCCCAACTAATTGGTCAGCATTAGATACAGCGAAGTCAAGTTGGACAGGGCGTTATTGGGAAACGGAACCGACAGCAGCAAAAAAGATTTTAGAACAGTTACAATATGAGGGCGGATTTATCTTCTTATTTAGCCAGGAGACTCCAAAATATGTATTCATCCCTGACTCTATATCGGCAGACCATACTTTAACCAAAAGCGATATTACTAATTTAAAGATAGGACACACAGGGGTGGGTGACTTGGTGACGAAAATGGAGATCGGATACGATAGGCATCCGGCAGAAGATAAATATGAATCCTCATATACTTACACTTCGGGAGAGAGGTCAGACTATGATTTTGCGGCAAACGAGAATGTGGCTCAAATCGATTTGGATGCGTTGGTTGGTGCGGTTTCTGGGGGTTCTAATCGCAACGATTCCTTTGAAAAGTATTATGATTCAATAACGGGGAACTTAAAAACAATCGTGAGTTGTGACGTAGTTGATCCGACAATCGGCGGATTGATTGAAGTGGGTGATTTTGTTCAGTTCACCAATGGTAGTATGGACACAAAGCCTTTTGGCGATGCGTGGACAAGTAAAGATTTTATAATAACCTCTGTAACCCGCAAAGTCGGAGTTCAAGTGAAAATTAAATGTCGGGAGTGTTAAATGGCATATTTTGAAAGAGATACCGCAGACGGTGGATCGGCTTATTCTGGCACATTAGTCGATGGGACAAGTTCGGGAACATATATGGTGTTTGATGTTTCGCCAGATTTAGGTGTAGCGACAGGAAAAGATTTCTCAATTATTCAGTCTGAATCGTTTGGCGGGGATGAATTTACAGTTCAAAGACACACAGGAAAACGGACTTGGCGACTCAGTTTCAGCTTTGTTAGTTCTGCTTTTAAAACGAAACTTGAGAATTTCAGAAACACCGTTGGTGGTCCATATAGAAAATTTACTTACAATGATGGATCTACATCCTATTCTAATGTACGAATGAGTGCTGATTCATTGCAATTTACAGAAGTGGCCCCAAGTGTTTATTCAACATCCATGCAAATTCGACAGGCAACAACAAGCTGATGGCATCTAATACATCAATCACCAATACAGCTATTTCCACCGGATATGTTCAGTTATTGCACGTTGGGGATGATAGTGGGATACACGCCACAACCAATCGAACAGTTTACGATGGTGATGGGACTGCGACTGCGTTATCAATATCAACCGCTAATGTAGGTGCTGCATCTGGGAAAACATTACTCCAGGGCGGAGTAGAAATAACTTCATCTGCTTCTGATCTTAACCAAGTTTCTGGCATAACAGTTGTTAGCACAAGCGGGAGCCAATCCCTAACCAACAAAACGATTGATGGTGATTTGAATACAATCTCGAATCTTGCTCAAGGATCTGTTGTGGGGACTTCGGATACACAAACTCTAACCAATAAAACGATTGATGGTGATAGTAATACAATTTCAAACTTAGATCACGGCTCTGAAGTTAATAATCCTACATCGGGAGTTCATGGTGTGACAGGATCTGTTGTGGGGACTTCGGATACACAAACATTAACAAATAAAACATTAACAAGTCCGACGGTTTCCGGAATTACATTATCTGATTCATCTATTATTTTTGAGGGGGCGACTGCGGATGATTATGAAACCACGCTAATCGTAGTTGATCCAACGACAGATCGTATATTAACACTTCCCAACGCAACGGATACATTAATTGGCAGGGATACAACCGACACTTTAACGAATAAGACGATTGATTATGGTCAGCTGACGAATGTATCAATTACCGGTTCCGACATTGCAGATGCAACAATTACATCTACAAACATAACAGACGCAACTATAACAGGGGCAAAGATTGCCGCTGCAACCATTGCGGGGTCAAATATCGCTGCTGCGACTATCGCCGGTTCAAATATAGCCGCTGCAACCATTGCCGCTTCAAACATAACAGACGCTACAATCACCGGGTCAAAAATTGCATCTGCCACTATAACATCTACGCATATAACAGATGCTACTATAGCAGGAGCAGACATTGCATCTGCTACAATTACAGCTACGAATATTACAGACGCTACAATTACCGGCTCGAAGATAGCATCTGCCACTATAGCGGGTTCTAATATAAGTTCTGCCACCATAACTTCAGATAATATAGTTGATGCAACAATAACAGGGACAGACATTGCTGCGGCAACGATTGCGGGTTCAAACATCGCTTCAGCTACTATTACATCCACAAACATAACAGATGCTACTATTACTGGAACAGATATTGCTTCTGCAACTATTGCCGGTGGCAATATCGCATCTGCAACGATTACATCTACAAATATTACAGATGCCACTATAACGGGGACAGATATTGCGTCTGGGACAATCGTCGCGGGGAATATTACAGATGCAACGATTACTGGGGCAAAGATTGCTTCAGCTACAATAGCTGCTGTAAATATTGCTGCTGCAACTATTACTGCAACACAGATAGCATCGGGTACAATCGTCGCAGGGAATATTGCGGATGCGGCCATCACGGCCGGGAAGATTAGTTCTGGTGCAATTACAACGGGTAAAATAGGGGATGCCGCCATAACTGCCGGTAAAATAGAGGATGGTGCAGTCACAGCCGGGAAAATTGGGGATCTTGAGATTACTGCGGGGAAAATCGCTAATTTAACGATTACTTCAGCTAACATAGACAATCTAACAATCAATAATGATAAGATTGCCACCAACACTATAGATGGTGCGGATAAGATTGCTTTGAACTCAATCACAGCGGCAGTAGTAGCGGCTGAAACGATAACGGCAGCTGAGATAGCGACAGGAACAATAACGGCATCTGAGATAGCAGCCGGAACGATAACGGCTTCTGAAATTGCAGCAAGTACAATAACTGCATCACAAATTGATACAAGCACCTTGAGTGCAAGCCATATAACGCTTGGCGGTGATGACTTAGAAGATATGTTGTTTACGGGATTCTTTGGGGATGGTTCTGATGGGAGTGCGACAATATCATCAAACACATCCTTGTCTTCTGATGCTTATTATTCCGACCTTACCATTGCCAGTTCTATTACACTTGATTCTAATGGATACCGAGTCTTTGTCAAAGGGACATTAACGATGGGGACTTCATCAAAGATTAGTAATGATGGAAGTGATGGGAATAATGGGAATAGCGAAGCAGGGGGCAGCGGTGGAGCAGGCGGTGGAGAAGGGACACTCAGAGGTGGGGGAGCAGGGGGAGATGGTGGCGATCCCGAAACAGCAGGTGATCCGGGGCCAAGTGCCGACCCTTGTATTAATTCTAACAATGGTGTAGCGGGTGGTGCAGGAGAATATGGGCTTGCAGCAGGCGGGAGTGGTGGTTCAGCGGGATCAGCTTCAGTTAAGGCAACAAATTTTACTCATGTTGATCCGACTGTATTGATTACTATGAGAGATATTTACGGATTGGCAGATCAGCCTAAAACAATTAGACCTACCGCAGGTGGCGGTGGTGGTGGCGGTGGTGGAACTAAAGGGGGCGGATACCCCGGTGGTGGTGGTGGTGCAGGTGGTGGCGGTGGAATTACAATGGTATGTGCCAAGACTGTTACACTTGGTTCTGGCTGTAAATTCCAATCCACAGGGGGTGATGGCGGGAATGGATTTGATTCAATAGATGGCGATGGTGGTGGTGGTGCAGGTGGTAATGGTGGGGCTGTTGTTCTATTATCCACATCAAGCATTGCAAGTTCTTATGTAGATGTGTCTAATGGATCAGGGGGGACATCCTCTGGTGGTAGCCCCGGAAGTAACGGTTCGTCGGGAACCTATGTCATTCGCCAAGTATGATATTTTACCCTGATACTATTGCCTTAACTACCCCAGATCAGGGGGTCATTTCAGCATCGCTTGAAATTGAATTTGATGAAGCGTCAGATATTTTTTCTTTAGAATCTCGAAAATTCTCTGGAATGTATGACACAACACTCACAGATGGCTTTGCTTCAGAACATCCCGCAAGGATTGTTGATGGTCAAATTGGAAGCGACACCGAACTTGTCAATGGGAAAGCATTGTATACATCCGGGAGCGAGTTGTTTTATACGTCTTCTGCTGAAATTTTCAGAACTGCCGATACAAGCGATGTTGGCTTTATGTTTAATTTAGACGAAGAAAAAACCACCGATTTTATTGCGCTATATATTAATTCAATCACAGGCACGGCAGATGTTACGTTATATGGTGCAAACTCGAATTTCATTTTAAAAGATTCTGATTCAAAGTTTTTCTATACTTCCGGTGGGAATTTATTCCTAACAGGGGACGACCCCGATGCTTTCTTTTCAGAAATTTCATCTTTTCAAATATCAGCGGCGGGATGGAGTGTCTTGGATTATGGGAGTGAAACTTTATACACCTCTGCAAGTAAGCAATTTATCCCTTCTGGCGCATCCAGGATGATTGTTCTGGGGGTTGGCGGGTTCACAAGCGGCGTATCTTATAAACACTATTTAGTGCAATTCTCTGGCAGTTTCACAATAGGACTTGGTGAAATCTTATTGGGGCAAAAGACTGAGCCATCCTTCAATCCGGCAATGGGACGAGAATATGGCAAAGAAGATAATGTACATTTGAAAGAATCATACGACGGAACAGAGTTTATGTTTAAATCTGGTGATTCTGCAATTACCCGCAAATTTAATTGGGATGCAGTCGGAGCCGCAGACAAAACAGCTTTTGAACGGTTGCGAGATAAATCACATCACAAAAAATTCGTGTATTATGATGATGATTATTATTTTGTCAATCTAAAAGATATGCAAATCAATGAAGTGGCTAATGGATTAAACAGCGTTGACATGACCTTCGCGGAATAGACCACCGACCTTTTGTACGAATTTTGTACGATATTTGTAATATAATAATGTAAATAATATATAATATTGGTTAATATTGTTCGATAAATAGAAAGCCCGTCAAGGTCATTTTACTGACGATAAACGGGCTTTATTGAGGAGCGGGACCGAAGGGACTCGAACCCTCGACCTCCGGCTTGACAGGCCGAATATATTGCGTAATATCAGCGTTTATAAAATTATGTACGAAATTTGTCATAGTTTTTCGATGTTATTTTTGACCATTTCCAGTTGTTTGGTTGTATAATGAGCCGTCATTTTCTCCGATGTATGGCCTACAGCAACCTTAATATCTTGAGTTCCCAGACCATTATCATGAAGATGTGAGATGAATGAAGCCCGCAAATTCTTTATTGATCCATGAATATCATATCTTTTTAATTCTCTTTTTAGCAGTTTAGATGACCAACTTCTGCTGTTTTTGTTATTCATGAAATTAATTATATTGAAGTCAAGTTTGGAATGCAGCGGGATCTGAACCGGGACATCCGATTTATCTCTTTCTAATTGAATTACGCCATTTTTTACATCGTTTTTTGAAAGCGTTCCCGCATCGCCAGAGTCTAATCCGGTGTAATAACATAGCATCCAAAATTGGCGGTGCTTTAATTCTATTTTTTCATTGGAAAATATCTTAAATAATATGTCTTTTGGAATCGCCCTAAAACGGCGTTTTTCCTTCGCTATCGGTAGTTGTGCCGACTCCACAGGATTACGGTCAATATACCCATTAGAAACGGCAAATTTAAGCATCTGGCGGATAGGCTTTGCGTAGTTTAGCACCGTATTCGGCGCATGGTCTTTTTTAAGTGTTGAAATCCATAGATTAATATCTCTGGCCTGGATGGAAGCCGC